GGAATTAATCAATCAACAGCCAATAATGCTGTAGCATTTACACTTCCAGCTGCAACAATAGGATTAGAATATACATTTATTGCATCTGTAACCTCTGGTAATACAACAACAACATTCACTGCTCCATCGGCAATATTGAAAGGTGTTGCAATTTGTTCAGATGCTAATGAATCTATTAGTGGAACAAACTTTGTCTTCTCAGCTACTAAGTTTATAATAGGTACAAGAGTCACATGTATAGCAGATGGAGATATATGGCATGTAACGGCAATTTGCCCTTGTGCTGTAGGTGATGTTGCTTCCTCATAATAATTAAAACAATAAAGGTTACAGTATGGCAAGAAGAATTAAACAAATAAATGGATACAGGAGCGGCTTTGAAAACAAAGTCGCTTCTGCGCTATCCGAGCAAAAGGTTAACTTCAAATACGAGGTTACACAAATAAAATATGTTAGGCCTCAGACAAACCATAAATATACTGTAGATTTTACACTTCCTAATGGTATATTAATTGAAACTAAAGGTCGATGGACGTTTGAAGACCGTAAAAAACATCTATTGATAAAAGAACAGCATCCAACATTAGATATTAGATTTGTTTTTCAAAACCCAAAAGGCAAAATAAGAAAAGGATCTAAAACATCATACTCAGATTTTTGTGACAAACACAATATTCCTTGGGCAGACAAGTTTATACCTGAATCCTGGCTAGCCGAAAAATAATACCTCAGATTTTACCAGTTAAAGAATTTTTATTATATTATACCTATAATGGGTAACTTACGAACACTACAAATATTAGAACAAGTATTAGGCAAATCTAAGCACAATAACCACACTGGAGAAGCTGGGTTTTATTGTCCTTTTTGCAAACATCAAAAAATGAAATTTAATATTCATGTAGAAACAGAAAAATGGCAATGCTGGGTATGTAGTGCAAAGGGTAGAACAATAGTTTCACTGTTTAGAAAACTTCGCGTTTCTCAAGACGTTATGGCTAGATTATCTAAAATTATAGGCAAAACTATATTAAATGCTAGCTCTAAAAATTACGATGTATTATCCTTACCACTAGAATATGTTCCATTATATTTAGCAAAAACTACTAGTCCTGATTATAAAAATGCAATGCATTATTTAGAACATCGCGGAATATCTAGAAATGAAATACTTAGAAATGGAATAGGATACTGTGAAAGTGGTAGATATGGAGGAATGATTATTATTCCTAGTTATGATTCTGATGGAAACCTTAACTTCTTTACAGGTAGAAGTTATTATAGTGAAGCAAAATATAAACATAATAACCCTAGGGTTAGTAAGGACATTATTGGTTTTGACGTGTTTGTTAATTGGGATGAACCAATAACAATTGTAGAAGGAGCATTTGATGCAATATCAGCTGGCACTAATGCAATACCACTGTTTGGAAAACTAATGCTAGATAAGTTAAAGTCAAAAATACTAAAAAACAAGGTAAATAGAATAAATATTGCACTGGACACAGATGCACTAAGTCATTCATTAAAAATGGCACAATATTTTATGAGCCTAGATAAGGAAGTACATATTATAGACCTTGGAGAAAAAGATCCAAGCGAAATGGGAAGTGAAGAATTTCAACATCTAATAGATGCATCATCACCCTTAACATTTGAAAAAGTAATGGAGTACAAGTTTATATGCAAATAGAAATTGGATTAGATAAAGTAGAAAAAATTCTACATGTGGCTGACATACATATCAGAAACTTTAAAAGGCACAAAGAATACAGGCAGGTATTTAAGAAATTATATAAGGATGCAAAGCAACTGCCAAAAAACAGCTTAATATACGTTGCAGGAGATATTGTACATACAAAAACTGATCTTAGTCCAGAGTTGGTTGAATTGACCTCAGAGTTCTTTCGTAATCTTGCCGATATTAGACCAACCATTGTAATTACTGGTAATCATGACGCAAACTTAAATAATTCAAGTAGACTGGATGCACTTTCTCCAATCATAAATAACCTTAATCATCCAAATCTACATTATTTAAAAGATAGTGGAATATACAGAGTTTGTGATATAGATTTTATAGTCATGTCTGTGTTTGATGAACCTAAGGACTTCCCAGATGCAACAAAGGCAACAGGGGTTAAGATAGGTCTACATCATGGCCCTGTACACAATTCTGTTACAGATATTGGCTATGTTGTAAATAACGAAAGCCTAAAGCAATCTGTATTTACTGGTTGTGATTTAGTTATGTTAGGAGATATTCATAAAAGACAATACTTAAATGAGAATAAAACAGTTGCATATGCAGGATCACTTATTCAGCAAAATTTTGGCGAAACATTTGAGAATCACGGATATATGCTATGGGACATGAAAACAAGAACAGCTGAATTTATAGATATAGCAAATGACTATGGATATTATACTGTAGAAATGGTAGATGGAGTATTGCCTAATATTGACAATATACCTAAACATCCTAGGTTGCGAATAAAAACAACAAATACAACGCAAGCTGAGGTAAAACAAGCAATTGTAGAGGTTAAAAAGAAATCTAAAGTTCAAGATGTAATCGTAATAAAAACAGATAGGTTAGCTAATATATCTAATAATTCTAAAAGTGCAATTGAAATAACTAAAGATATTAGAGATGCAAATTATCAAAACGAATTAATATCTGATTATTTAGAACGAAATTATGACCTAGATGCAGAGCTACTACACAGAGTTAGAAAAATAAATAGGTCTTTAAATTCACTTTTGCCAGACGTTGAAATAAGTAGAAATGTTAATTGGAAACCAAAGATTTTTACATTTTCAAATATGTTTAGTTATGGCGAAAATAATAAAATTAACTTCCAAAACATGAATGGAACAGTTGGTATTTTTGCACCAAACCATGCAGGAAAATCTGCTATACTTGATGCCTTAGCATATTGCTTATTTGATAAATGTTCTAGGACAAAGTCAGCTTCGGAAGTTATGAATACGACAAAATCTAATTTTATTTGCAATTTTAACTTTGAAATAGATGGAATAGATTATTTTATAGAAAGAAGAGCAAAAAAGTCTCATACAAACCATGTTAGAGTTGATGTAGATTTTTGGATGATTGACGAAGCAGGAGAAAAAGTTTCATTAAATGGTGAACAACGAGTATATACTAATAAAAATATTAGAGGATATTTAGGTTACTATGAAGACTTCGTATTAACTGCACTATCTTTACAAAACAATAATACTGGATTTATAGATAAAAGCCAAGTTGAAAAGAAAGATTTACTTGCACAATTTTTAGATATAACTGTATTTGAAGAATTATACAGGGTTGCAAACGAAGAAATAAAAGAAGTAGAAGTTCTATTGAAACAATTTAAGGACTTAGACTTTAGTACACAATTAATAGACTCTGAAGACAAACTTGCAGAACACAAGTTAGAATATTCTGAATTTGAAAAAGCTAAAGACTTACTTAACAAGTCTCAAACAAAGTTAAACGAAAAAATACTGTCACATAATTCTAATTTAATAAAGTTAGATAGTATTGGTGATATTAAAGATCTAAAAATAGAAAAACAATCTATAGAACAAAACATAAAGGAAGCAGAGGAAAGATTAGATAAGTATGACAAATATTATAGTGAAAATACACCTAGATTGCGAGAGTTAACAAGGTTAGAAAAAAAATATAATATAGATGACATAACGGATAGGGTTAATAAATTAAATTTATCAAGAACAGAGCGGTCAAATATAAAGTCTGAACTAAATACTTTAAAAATAAAAGTTAACCATAAATTAGATAAACTAAAGGCTATTGGTCAATTTGACCCTAATTGTGATTTTTGTAAAAGTACACCATTTGTACAAAGTGCATTTAAGATTGAAAAAGAATTACAAGATGATAAAATTTCAGTAAATAGATTATTAGAACGACAATCAAAGGTTGATTCTTTAATCTCTATTTTAGAGCCTGTCGAAGTTGAACACCAAGAATTAAGAAAATTAGAAGCTGAACATATAAAGCTATCTTCATACCAAGCAGAAATAAAATTAAAACGAGTACAGCGAAGATCTGAGTTAAGAGAAAAAAATAGAAATTTATTAGCAATTGACAAACAGATTGAAAAATATTATAAAAATGAAGAAAACATTAGAAGTAATACAAAGACTCAGAAAAAAATAGACTTGTTAAATAGTCAATTGGAAGAAGTATCACATGAACAATCTAAAAATTCAACAAACTTACAACAATCTTTTAGTAATATTTCAGTTGCAAATAAAACAATAGACTCAATAAATAGCTCTGTAGAACAAGCACATGACCTAGAAGAAAAATATAAAGCATACGAATACTACCTTAATGCAATTCAAAGAAATGGCGTACCATATGAACTTGTTTCTAATATTCTACCATATATACAGG